AATCTGATATTGCTGCCATAATTAGAACATTTTGGTGGTGTATGCATATAATAACCTGTTTTTTTATTATAGCTGGGGTTATAAGGCATTGGTAATAAAAAATATATAAAATTTTTTAAGGATTTAGTGTCAAACCTAAATCCTTTTTTATTAAATATTATATATGAATTTTATAGAAATTTCTAATTTTCTAAATAAAAATATAAATACGATATATTATACACTAGGAGTATTGGCAACATTTTATGGGTTTTTTATTTTTTTAAAAAAAATTTTCTTAAAAACTGATTTTTATAATTTATTAAGACTGATAAAAGAAACCCCCGAACTAGTAGTAGAAATCAGAAAAGGACAAAACGAAATTTATAAAGAAATTAAATTACAGGGTAAATTAGTAAATTCTATATTAGATACACTAGAATTAGCACAATTTGTTTGTGATTCAGAAGGAAAATGTATAAAAGTTAATCCTAAATGGACATCTATTACTGGCTTATCAGAAAGCGAAGCACACGGTCACAACTGGCTTTTATCAGTACACATAGATGATAGACAAAGTGTGCAAAAGAAATGGCACAATATGATTGCTTATAATACACCATTTGAAGAGATTTTTAGGTATCAACATCGTGTTACAGAAGTAATTACTAAAGTAAAATGCACTGCATTAGATGTAGAAGACGAAGATGGTAAAAGAATTTTTATATTAGGATTATCCAGAATTCTTTAATTAAATTTCTATAATAGTCATTAAAGAGTCGTATTCAGTTCTAATCGAAGCTATTATATTTATATTATATCTTCTCATTCTTTCTTGTTTTGGTGTCCCGTCTGGATTAAATAATAAATTTTCGGTATCTTTTAATGCATCAAATTGAACATATTTTACGTTTCTATTTCGTAATGTTGTAAACATTTCTTTAAGTAAATCCAACAAATACCTTCTGTATGGTCTATCTATTACCATATTAGATATATAATAAGTATTTTGTGGAGTGAATATTTGTCGATAACTATCTGGGGTCACATTGGCATAATTATTATCATACAAATTTACTAATTCTCTGAATTGTTCTAGTGGAATATCTTCCACGTCTTCATATTCATCATCTGTGATTGGATATCCATATACATATCCTTTTATTTTATCATCATTATCGTCAAATAAACCAAACCCTGTAAATCCTCTTTGGTTTGCATCATCTTCAATATCCTCAGAATCTTGTGAAAATTCATAACTAAAATTGGCATTTTCTATACGTTCCATGTCTGAAGATATTTCATATATAGATACATCGCTTAAATTTTTAACGATTACAGCTTCTTCTAGCATAGATAATCTTTTTAATAACTCTAAATATGTCATAATGGTATTTAGTTTTAAAAATAACGAATAAATACTTTATATGAAAAAATATTGGGGATCGCTAGAAGAGGATGATGATATCAAAGAAGTACCATCAACTCCACCAACTTCAGATTTATTAATGCCTCAAAGTTCTATTAAAATGCTGGATAATTCAGTGAATTTTTATGCTGATATATCTTCAGTAACATGCGCTGAATTAAACAGAATTTTAAGAGAATTAGATATTAGAATGCAACATGCTAAAATTACTCTAAATGATCCCGATTACGATCCTACTATACATTTAAGAATTAATAGTTATGGTGGAGAGATTTTTGCTGGATTAGCTACAGTAGATGTTATAAGATCACTTAGAACAAAAGTATATACTTATATTGAAGGAGCAGCAGCAAGTGCTGCTACGTTAATTAGTATAGCAGGGAAAAAGAGATTTATAGGTAAAAATGGATTCATGCTTATTCATCAACTTAGTTCAATTTGTGCAGGTACATTTGAAAGATTAGAAGATGAACAAGAAAACAATCGTAGATTAATGACTTGTATTAAATCTTTATATAAAGAATATACAAAAATTCCTATGAAAGAATTAGATGGTATTCTTAAAAAAGATCTTTGGTTTGATGCTGCTACTTGTTTGAAATATGGGTTAGTTGATGGTGTAATTTAATACTTTACAAAAGTTAAATTTATGGTATCATTTAAGAATGATTACTGTAAAAATTGTTGCTGATAGTGTTAACACTTCTATTCGTGATAAACGAATCACAAGTTTCGTTTTAACTTATCCTCGTTTTATTCATTCTGAATTAATGACTCATAGAATGTTTTCTAGAAATGCGGCTTCTAGTAGAGCTATTCCTATTTCTAAATTCATTGAAGATGTATTGACTGATCCAGCATTACCTATTCATTGGGGTGCAAACCAAAAAGGAATGCAGGCTGATAATGAAGTTGATGAAGCAACTAAAATTAAAGCAATGCAAATTTGGAATGAAGCAAGAGATTCTGCTGTTGTTCATGCTAAGAAATTAAATGATTTAGGAATCCATAAACAAGTTGCTAATCGTTTGATGGAACCATTTTTTCATATCACTACTTTAGTAACTGCAACTGAATATGATAACTTTTTCAAACTTCGTGCCCACAGTGCAGCACAACCAGAGATTAGAGATTTAGCATACAAAATGCAGGATGCCATGCATAATAGTATTCCAGTTAAAAAAGAAATGGGTGAATGGCACATCCCATTCGGGGATAAATTTTCGGATGGACTTTCTTTGAAAGAAAAATTAAAAGTGGCTACTGCAAGAGCAGCAAGAGTATCATATAAAACTTTTGATGGAGAAATTAATTATGATAAGGACTATACTTTACACGATCAATTATTGGCCGAAGGTCATTATAGTCCATTTGAACACTGCGCTAAAGCATCATATGGAATTAATGATAATTTTTCACAATGGCTTTCATACAGAAAGCTTTTGACAGCAAATGAGACGAAATAGACCCGCTATATTGATATTCCCTAATTTAGGACTTATACAGAAGTCCCCGGCAAAGTAGCACCAATTGTTTTATATCCGTGTTCTATTTTGGAGGCTAAACCTAATTCTCCAGAATTTAATTTAGAAGCAGCGTTTCTTAACGATTCATTACCATCTGTGAAGGTTAATGGTATGTTATTAAACGGGTGTTGATGTGGATATACATATACAGAATATGTAGGATTGGTTTGAATTCCTCCATTTCCTACTAATGACGCTAAATAAGATCCACTATCGGATAATACTAAAACTGGTACTTTGTCAGGACCAATCCAAGGAGTTTTAGGAGCATCAATACTGTTATATAAAGCTTGAATATAACTAACATCAGCATACGCAATAACTGTTGTTCCACCACCACCTTTATCAGATCCAGTTGAACCAGCACCAACCATTAGCTGACCAAATGCACCCATCCCACCTCCTGTGTATTGAACTTCTGCTGGGCATGTCACATGATGTAAATAAACTTCACCATCAACAAATGCACATCCGTTAATTATAGCATTTTTAGAAACACCTAAATTACAATTTACTACTACTTGATTTGGGCATTCTAAATTCATGGAATCTGCTTTAAGAGATATATTATGATCTGCTCTTAAATTGATGTTTCCATTACCAGAACTCATATTTAGTTCTTCACCAGCAACAATATTCATTCTTGCATTAGAACCTATTCTGGTATTTCCTAGAGATGACATATTCATCCCACCAGCACCTACACTAAGATCATATTTGTTGGCAACATTTAAAGAATATGTTCCACAAGGAAATCTAGTATTTTCTACTTCTTCTGTATAAGAAACTGTTTCATTTTTTACGAATGAACCCTTTCCTTCAATTGTTACTGCTTTTGGTCTAAATTCACCTTTTACATCTTTTCTGATAGGTGGAAAAGTATTTATTACAGCACCAATAGATTCATGTTTATCTTTCTCGTAAGTAATTAATTGATTACCACCAGCTTTAATATTGCTTTCGATTGGTATTAAATCTTCTGCTACTTTTACCAGAACTTCTTTTTGATTACCTTTATCAAATTTTTGTGTATTAGTTACATCAGCCATAAAATTATATTTACGATACTCCTAATTCAGTGTGTTGAATTTTTTTATTGTGAGCACTTGGATTCATACCTTTTAAAAAACTAGTCCAATCTTTTTTTAAAGTTAATTGTTTTGGGTGACTAAACTTTGAATTAGGTGCTCCTTTTGAAGCACCAGTTTTTGTTGGATCTTTAATTACTCTTTCTTTTTGAGAAAATTGAGATGCATGAGCAAACGCTGGACCAGCAGTTTGCACCCATTCATCATAATATGTTTTATTATCTGGATCACCATAAGTCATGTGATGATCACCACGATAGTGTTCATGTCTATCACCCAAAACTATAAATGCACTATCTCCTTTAATGGTATGAAATTCATTTTGGTTAGTTACAGTAGTTTTATTTTCTACATTTACTTCAGCAGTTAAATGATTTCCTATTTCTTGGTATGAACCACTATAATGAGAAATTTTAATTTTTTCGAAATCGTCTGTTTCTACAAATTCTATTGAACCCGCTTTACTATTTAAAACGGTTTGTCCAGTGAAATAGAATGGTTCACCATCTTGCATATTTTCTGACCCAGCAGGATAATGTAAACTAGGATTAGAACCTTGTGGATTCATTACACTATTCCAATCAGATTTATCAAATACATATCCTATATAGACAGGACGATCTAGACTTCCACCTTCAAAAAAAACCCAAACTTGAGCACCTACTCTAGGTACAGAAAACATTCCTTTTGTTGCATTGTTAATTGGTGAAGGAGCTAATGATTCATTATAAACATCACACATTCCTGTTTTACAACCAGTATCAAAACTACCGGGGACTGCATTTGTAGCTAAACAAGCTTTTGGTGCTACACTTTCTCCAGAAGGAGTTATACTTTCATCTCCTAAAATCTCTCTAAAATCTCCACCTCTATGACCTTCTCCCACTGTAGCAACTCCAGATTTCGCATCAAATACACCAGCAGTTCCACCTCCAATTAATGGAGCAGCTTGTTCTGCCCAAATTAATACGTCACAAAATTTCTTTAATGCTTCCTTGTTGAACATTGTGTTGATATTATCTCCACCAACAAATCGAGCACCATAAACATCGGGAGATAATCCTAAATCTCTTGCTAAATGAGATGTAAATTCTGGTATAGCTATCTTAACTCTTCCTCTTCGTTCAGGGTCATTATTTTGCATTACCATTCCTCTAAAGAATCCGTAATGTTTTTCTTCAAATTTATTTCCCATATTATGTTAATAATTTAGTTTGTAATTGAGCTTTTTCAATAAACTTAGTATGTTTATCTATTCTTTTAGATAAAATACCATCAGCTTTAAAAGCTTGTTTAGATACAGAATCTGCTATTTTTCCTACATGTTTATCTACATTCATTGCTACCTTTTTACTAACTTTATTAATAGCAGATTGAGCTAAACAATTTAATAAATCCGCAGCCATAGTAGAACAATTTTGTTTATCTTTAAAATAATTATCCATATTAGTTGCTTTGTTTATTATTTGTTGAATATCTACTAATACAGAAGTTAGATCTGATATTAATTCTTGTATTCTTCTTATCGGAGCTAATACAGAGTCAATCATTTGATTTACTCTTTTATAAATTACTTCAGTAACCGAAGCAATGATAGCATTTACCATTGCACCTGCAACTAATGCTAATCCAGATAATATGCTTGCTGGGCTCATAAAAGCCCCTATAATAGCATTTTTAAGACACATCAACCCATTTGATGCTGCTATTAATCCATCTACTGTTTTATTTACTGGATTTAAAAATCCAGTTTTACTACGATCAAATAGAAGACCCATATAAATATTTACTGTATAAAACAAAAAACCCCGCTTAAAGCGGGGTTTTTTGAAAATAAACTATAATTAAAACTCTACAGCAAATCTACGTCTTTCAATTGGTCCACGATTATCAAATGTTGCAACACCAGTAGCAGATGGTTGAAGTGTAGCACCAGCACCAGTTACAACAGTAAATAAAACAGTACTACGATCTTCTAGATAAAGAGCAAAAGTAGAACCATTATAAACAGGATGTACTTTAATAGATATATTAGGTACTGTTGTGCCTACAGATAATGTTGCTGTTGCTGTTCCAGCACCAGCTATTGCATTATATAATACACCATCTACGACTTTACCACTATAAGTCGCACCTGTTGTCATTAATACTACAGAACCATCAGCAGCAGTTAAACTAGGTCCAATCATTGGAGGAGTATCTGCATTTACATTATATACAAAGCTATCAAATGTCATAATAGTATTTAGCTTAAATTATATAACTTTTTATATAAAATTGTGATAAATACTCATATGAATTTCGATGAATTATATGATATGATGGTTTTGTTAGAAACTAAATGCACTAAAGTTACAAAAAAAGCACACTCAAACAGAAAAGGAAAAAAGTGGACTAAATGTGCTCGTCAATCTGATGGTTCTATCAAACGTATACATTGGGGTCAAGCTGGAGTTAGAGTAACAGGTAAATCTGGAAATACAAAGAGAAAAAAGAGCTTTAAAAAAAGACACGGATGCTCTAAAGCAAAAGCGGGGACACCAAAAGCAATGGCTTGCAAAGATTGGAAATAATATGTTAATAACATTAGAGGAAAATTTAAAACAAACAGGAATTTATAAAATAGAAAATCCTGTTAATAATGAATTTTATATAGGAAGTGCTTCTATTAGTTTTAATAAAAGATTTTTAAATCATAGAAGATTACTACATATAAATAAAAATCCATGTAAATTTCTTCAACATAGTTATAATAAATACAAAAATATAGATTTTATATTTTCAATTTTAGAAATATGTTCAAAAGATAAATGTATTGAAAAGGAACAATATTTTTTAGATACATTAGTTCCGAAATACAATATATGTAAAACAGCATCTTCTACATTAGGGTTAAAATTCGATGAATCTCATTTAATTAATCATTTCGAATCTCAACGCAAATTTACGGATGATGAAGTAATTTTAATGTTTAATTTATATAATAAAAATGTTAAAGTAAAAGATATAGCTAAAACATTAAATTGTAAACCAAATAATATAAGTTCTATTATAAATAAACCAAAAAAATATATCTGGGTAAAAAATAAATATGACTTAAAAATAGAAAACAAGAAAACAAAATATAATGGACAGTTTTTAATAATTGATCCACATGGAAATAAAATAATAGTGGATAATTTAACTGAATACGCAAAACAAAATAAATTAGAAGCTTCCAATCTAAATAGATGTTCTAATAATATTATTAAATCATCTAAAGGATATAAAATAGAAAAATTAAATACGATTGGTAATTAATTCAATTTAATAATATCAAATGTACCATTTTTATGGATCTTAATTTGATCCGATCTAAAATGACGAACATCACCACCCTCAATTAAGCAAACAGTCCATATATCATTTTCAAATAAGAAATCACCCAAAAGTGTTTCTGTTAAAAATTGTTTAATCATTATTAAAGTTTATAAAAAAATTTAATAAATGTCAATAAAAAAACCCGCAGATTTCTCTGCGGGTTTTTGTAAGTTGTTTATTTTTAAATACTTAAATTTAAAAATATACGGCCTGATTACCGGGGGTAAATGCCTGACCAAGATTTTTGAGAATAATTGTATGATAATACAATGCGGCTCCGAAAATATTGTCTACCACGCCATATCTGGTCAATAGACCAACGCGAGGAGCAAAATCATTTGGACCAATTGTTCTCTGAATCATAACTGGAATGTATGGGCAATAAATGATACCAGAGTCATAGAACTCAGTACCTTTATAACCTAATAAGGCATATTCAACACCGGGGGTTGTTGTAGTGTAACCTAGATCACCGTAAACATTGCTGTTCTGAACTTCAGTGCGAGTGTCACGATAAACTTGGAAACGACCACCTAGAGAACCAACTTTAGCAACGCCAGTTGACTGGGTGCTAACATTGCCCTGAACGGTTACCCACTGGAATTCGGGTAACATTTCAAAAATTGCACAAACGCGAGGAGTTGCAACAATAAAGTTTGCAGGACCACGACGATTGCGAATTGCAATGCGGTTTGCTTCGATAATAACTCTCTGGTAGAAGTCACGATTACGTTCAACCAACCAACGACCATCGGCAGATTGAGGGGACCAAATAGAATATCCTTTTCCGAAACCACCATTTAAGGAAGTCTGGATCATACGGATAATCATTTCACGGTCGATTTCAGCTTGGATCTCATATGCCATAGCATTAGTGATCTCAGCATCAATGTCGATACCGTTCATATTCTTTAAGTCCTGCTCAAGTTCAACTGACCATTTAGCACCAAGTCTACGAGTACCAGCTTCAACTGCGGTTTTCTCGAAGGATACTTCAACAGTTGGGATGTTTGCATTGATTTCGAAATTCTTTAGAATTTCAGCAACACCCTGATCTTGTGCTGAGAAGTTCCATTCAGCATTACCTGATAGTTGAGCAGAAGCTACACCAGTATAACGAGAATCTAGATGTTGCCATCCTAATTCGTTATCTCCACCGGGAGATTTGTTGAATGGAGCACTAGCAGATCCGTAGTAAGATACAGTTGTATTAGTATGGATACCGGGAGCTGGTATAAATGTACCACCTTGAACGTATCCTTGTACTGGGCCTTGACCAACTCCATTAGAATAAGAACTGTAAACTGGTGTTACAGTAGTATTGTTAAGAGTTTGTCCAGAAGATGCATCTTGTGTATTACCACCTAGTGTTTGATTGCTGTACTTGTAACGAAGTGCGAATGCTAGACCAACAGGTCCAGACATAGGCTGAACACCAACAATTTCGTTAGTGATTAATTCGGGGAAAGTACGACGAATCATGGGGATAAGAATTTTTGGTAAACGAGAATCTCCACCTGCGTAGAAATCAGTGTTTCCAAAAGCATTACCATATTGCCCATTATTAACCGAACCGAATACTCCATCAGTTCCACCAGCTACGTTTGCTTCACGTAAGCAATAAGCTTCTTGGTTTTCCAAAAGCATTGCAGTGTTTAAACGAGTGTGTTCATCTTCAATTGCAGCTACATTCTTACTGGTATAATCTAGCACTGGTTGCCATTTTTCCAATAGAACTTTTGCGCGATCTTGATCAATATATGATTGTGCGGGTTTGATTTGTTTCATATGTGTTTTTGTTTCTTTCTTTTTCGACCTCAAGCATGTTAGTTGAACATGCAGGAACTCAAGTATGTTATACTTCTACCAAATTTGTAGGTAAACATATTAGTATTTACCTAATTCATTTAAATAATTTCGAACGTGCGAAAAATTATTTTCTGAATTTGAAATTTCTTCTTGTGTATCTTCTTCGATTACAATTCTATCAGATTTTACTTTACGAGATTCGAAAGCTTGTTCTTTTAATGTTTCTAATCTTTCTTCTTCTTTCTTATCGAAAAGTGATAAAGTGTAATCAATATTTTCTACAATAAATTTTGGAGACTTGCCTTCAAAAACTCTAAGAGCATATTCTTTTTTCTTAGGATTTAAATGTGCAGTCTTTTGTTCTAAAACCAATGCTGCTTTTGTTTTTTCAAAAGATTCACGAAGAGTTTTGGCTTCTTGTTGTGCAGCTTTTAATGCAGACTTGGATTCATCGATTTGAGTTTTACCATCGATCAATGCATCTTTTAATGATTCACTCATTAATGCAGCATTAATTGCTAATGACTCACGAAGATTGTTAAGAATGATTCTTGCTTTTTGATTCTTAACTGCTTCGTTAATAGATTTCTGCGGGATTTTTGATTCAATGAAGATATCAATGTAATCGGAAATTTTATCAACCAAATCAGATTTAAATTGGTTAGCTTGTTCTTTAATAATTGATTGATAACGATTTACAACCATTTGTAATTTTGCAGCATTGTTAGTATCAACTGCTTCTACAACACGTTTAAGTTTTTTAGAATGATCAGCATCAATGGCTTCTAATAATTGTTCTGCTTTTGCAGTGTATTCTAGATCTTGTTCCATCAATGCTTTTTCTACATGAATCTTGACACGCTCATTTACAGCACCATCAAATGCTTCTTGGATTTGTGATAGGGTTTCATCAGTTAAGATACCCTGTGTTGCTTCCTTTAAAAGTTTAGAAATTTCCATAATATTAGTTATCTATTTTATTTATTATTTTTCGGATTCTGACTTCTTTTCTTTCATTTTTTTCAAGAAAGCAGGCATTTTGCCTTTCTTTTTTGATTTCTTTTTAGAATCTTCTTTTTTTCCGAATGGTTTTAATTTAGAAGCCTTTTTAATTTTTTCTTTTACTTTTTCTTGTATTAAGACTTCCAAATATTTATGTGCTTTTCTATAATCATCTTGAATTATAGTATCAACAAATTTTACGATATTTTCTTTAATTATATCCATAGTTGTATTTAGTTAAATTTAATTTTATTTAAGAAATCCAAAATACATTCTTTAAGATAAGCTTCTACTTGAACTTTTGGTAACTTTGAAATTTGTTTTTCAAATCCATCATAGACTTCTTCAAATTGACCTGACTCACCAAGAACCCATTGTTTAGATTCTAAAATACCATTTACGAAAGCTTTAGGAAATGAAGGATCAGCAACACAATCTATTGAAATTAATCTTAAATCCTTTACAATATTTTTACCACCAGATGCTTCTTCTAATTGTCCTAATGCCCTTGAACTCATTCCCACTTTTACACCGTCTTGAATTAATGAGCGAACTATTTGTCCACATGGAGTAGTTAATACTTTACTTTTTCCATGAAAAATATTACCGTCTTGTTTTAATTCAGTTACTATATGACAGACTCTATCTAAATTAACTTCTGCGCTGCTTTCGTGATTTAATGTTCCTAATGCACGATTTGTTTTTATCATTTCACTAGTATATCGATCCACTTCTTTAACCATTTCTTCTAAACGATATAATCTATTGTTTCGATTGAAGTTTTCTGCCATCATGTATGGACCTTTGATATAAAGAGTTGCAGGGCTATTTCTATCTTTTTCTTCAAGAATATATTCAAACTCTTCTTCTGGAGCAGGTTTTTCTACGATCAATTTTAATGACATAAAATTATTTAGATTAAACTATTAATTTTTTTAGTGTAAATGATTTAAAATAACAAAAAAACCTAAATAATCTTATGGCTGAAGATATAAAAATGATATATGAAAAGTATAAGGAAGTTTTAAAAGAAGCTTTTGAAGAACCAGCAGATCCTCTAGCAGATCCTCGTAGAGTATTTAATAGATTTGTAGATAGAGGAAATTATGGTGGATCTGGAGGAAGACGATTTGGTGGAGGAGTAAGTCTTGCTGGAACTGGATTAACTCGTAAAAATCAAGAATATGCAGAGAAAGAAAGATTTTGGGATAAAGAAAAACGCGAATCAAAAATACAGTTATCACTACAACATGATTATTTTACTGATTTAGAAGAATTAGCAGAAGATGCTGATCCAGAAAACCAAGAAAGTATACAAGCTTTATTTGATGAATTAGATCAAACCGGACATAATGTTTTAAAATTTGAAGATCATTATCTTGTATTTGATTTCGAATTATCAAATAGAATTGCTAATTTGGATGAACAGGCTAGATTAATTTTAAATGATCCAAGAGCAAAAAAAGGAGCAAAATTTTTTAAAGAAAAATTAATAAACAAAATGTTAGATATTCCTGCTTGGTATTTTAGAATTAAAGATTCTGGTATGGATATTCCAGAAGGTCCAGCTAATCCAATTACAATTTTGCGTGTTACTAAATGGTGTGAGAAACCAGAAAATAAACACTATAATATGCCAATGGAAGTATTAGAAGATGGCTCAATGAGAGCAAAAGCTTCTTTTACTGGTTACAAAGGACATGAAGGTGGCGAACAAATACAAGCGAACATTATGCCTTCTGGTGATAGTGAAAGTGAAATGAGAGACTTCGAAAGAAGAGGCATAGAAGTTGATGCTCCAATAGAAGGAAATCCAGAAACACCATATCTACCAAAAAGAAGAACACCAGAAGATATTGCTCCTTCATTAAGAGATCGAACTAAACGCAGAAGAAGCATTAAACCAAAACCAATTGATATTGAACCAGAACCTGTTTCTATACCTAAACCAAGACCTAAACCAAGACCTAAACCAAGACCTAAACCAATACCTAAACCAATTGATTTAGAACTAGAACCCACACCAGAACCTAAAAAGAAACCTAAAAAGAAAACGGAACCTAAACCAGAACCTAAATCAAAACCTAAAAAGAAAACAGAACCTAAAAAGAAAACTAAAAAGAAAGTAAACGAATCTTATAATAAATTTATTAGAGTATTACCTTTTTAAAATAAATCCTTTTCAGTAAGAATTAAAAATTCAGCATTAATATGGGAAGCAACTTTTTTAGCTGCTTCCCATTTTGCTTTATTAATACTCCATTGAGTATTCTCATAAAGAATTGTAGCTTTCTTTTTTCTATTAGAAGGTTTGGGTGGTTGCGTTTGAGCAAAAGGTTTGATTTCAATTAGATATTTTTTTATAACATTTCCTTCTTTCCATACTACATAATTATCTACAAAATATCTATGATATCTATTATCAACCGGACTTATGTATGGAATAATTATATTTTCCGATCCCCATTCTAATACATTAGGATGACTATCAGCCCACATAAAAAATTTTCTTTCATATGATGATCTGAATATTGCTGCTTTTCCTAAATTTTTCTTTTCTATTATAAGATCTTTTCCTATAAACTTATCTGGATTTTTAGGTCTAAAAATACCTTGAGTAAATCTTTCATCTTTTTTAAATAAAGGAGGCATACTATTTTTTAAATAAATTAAACAATCCTTTAATTGTTCCAGATGGAATAAAGTAAAATATTGCTGCTATCAATGATAATATAACACTACATGTTATATAAAATTTACGACTTTTAGAAGCTTGATCTTTTTTTAAAGTTTCATATTCAATGTTTGAAACTACTAACTTCCCAACTTCTTCTTCGTTCTTTTTCTTTAATTCTTCTATAGAATCTTTTTCTTTTTCTGCTTCTGTTATAACTTTATCAATAACTTTGTCTAATTCTGCTCCATTTAAATTTTTTAATTCTTTACCATCATCAACATCAACTCCTAATAAAGATTGAGATTTTTCTAAAAGATTTCTAACTCTTATAAGATCTATAGTCCCAGAATTTATTTCTAACATTTGTGTTGCTTTTACTAAAAAGTCTTTAGCATCATCAGTTAATCTTTCTTGTTTTTGTATTATTTGTTGTTGATAAATAGTGTGTTTTGTTGCTGGTGTAGCACAACCAACAACAAATGAAAACATAATTATTATAATATAATATATATTTTTCATAAATTATCCAACAATAAAAAATGCAGGGTCAGCATCACCCAATCCAGCAGCATTGGTGTATAGTTGTTCTTCTAATTTATCTCTTTCTGTTATACCATCAGCTTTAATATCTGCTGCCCATGCTTGACCACCAAATATATTAACTCCACTAAATTTCCCACGAACATAACCAACTCCTATTTTAGTAAGAGCTAATGCATATTTGTATACCCATTGTTCTTTTATTAAATCTCTTATTGGTTTTTCAATATAACAATCTAATACTCCATAGAATCTAACAGAATTTGTAGGTTCTGGATATATTTTAAGATATTGTGTTCTATCATCAAATTCAAAAGATCTTTTTAAAGCTAAAACCTTTTCTCTAGTTTCTAACCAATTTTTAACAGTATACCAACTAATCAGATCGAACCCATAGTTACCCATTGCATAACTAAAATAAGTTTGCTGTGCTAAAGTTTGTTCTATAGTAAACAATGTATTAACACCAGTGGTAGATCCTTCTTCGAAATTTGTAACTGATATTACTTTACGATAATCCATAACATCATAATCAAACATGTTATTATAAATTAAAGTTGGTTGAGTTGTATCAACCACACCATTCATACTTATTTGATTAGTATGAGAAGGTATAAAATAAGAAGATATTGGTATTACATTTAATGTAGGATTTGATGAAAATGCTGATACTAATGTAATATATGAACTAGTATCCAAAATAACATTTCTTTCTAAACCATCAGGAAATGCAGCAGAAAGTTCTGGACTTAATGAAAAAAATACTTTATTTAATGAAGATACAGATATAAAAAATGTGGATTCATTTAATAGATATGGGGAAGTATTTACTGATTCTGTTTTATGTGTAACCTTTTCTCTTAAAGATAAATTACTATTTGCTAATGTATATAGATAATCTAATCTAATTCCTCTTCCTTTTTCATATAATGCAGAATCTAATATCAAATATTCTCTAGAGTATCCTGCATATTTAGAAAACATTTCACAAGCTAATGCTATGTTTTCGAATATCTGGTCTTGATGTGCTTCTACAGCTACTAATGGTGCTCCTATAGCTCTAACAATTCTATCTGCCAATCTACTAAAAGAATCAATCTTGTTATTTAGATTAGTACTTTGGAAGGCTTCTATTGGAGTAATCGGACATGCCATTTAATTATTTATATGATATTGTATTATTCTGGTGCTTCTTCAGGTGCTGGGGGTGGAGTTCCTTCTCCACCTGCTGGTGCAGCACCAGCCTCACCTCCAGTTTCAGGAGGTGCTCCTTCTGGTCCTGCTGGTCCACCAGTAAATGCTGGTGGCATTCCACCTCCTCCTCCTCCTCCACCACCTCCTCCTGCTGGAGGAGGTGCTTCTCCACCTGCTGCTGCTTCAGCTTGTTGTGCAGCCATCTCTTTCCATTTCGGACCAAATTGTTCGATTTGAGTTAATTCCCATCTTAACTCTTTATCTTTTCTTAAGAATTCTCTGTTAGCTTTAATTTCTATATCAGTCCATCCTAAATATCTCTTCTGAGCAAAAGTAGGAGAAACAGATTCATTAGAAGCTAAATTACCGAAGTTAGAAACTTTCAATTCTAGTTTTTGACTTTCTCTTAGTTCGTAAAAATTTGTAGGTACATTGAAAGATACCTGTAAAGAATCTTCTTTTAAACCAAAAGATTTCCACATTCCTTTCATTTGTAAATGAGTCATGAAACCATTTTTAATACCATTTGCAAACAATTGTTGTTGTCTAATTATAAATCTAGCAAATTTTAATTCTTCACGAAGCATGTCTGTGCCATCACGAAATGCATCTTGAGGATCTAATCTTGTAGTAGGAACTTTCAAAGATTGATAAAGTTTTTTAACGAAATACATCAAATCTTCCAATTCACCTAAATTTGCTGCTCCAGCTAATTGCGTAACACTTGTGCCATCAGATCCTGCTCGCTTCGCAAACCAAAAATTATCTAGAATAGATTGAGGATTAAATTTTTGTACAATACCACCTTGATTTGGATCATAAGTTTTGCTGCTCCAATAATTAGTAATTAATTTACGAAGATATGCTTCTGCTTTTGGAGCAGGCATGTTTCCCACATCAACATTAAACACTAATCTTTCTGGTGCTCTAGCCAAACGATATATAACAATCGAATCTTCGATCATTGATAATTGTCTGTAAGCTCTACGACAATTTTCCAAGAACGGAAGACGCATGGTTTTGTTTTCATTCCATACTTCAGAATTTACATAAGTAATCTGATTTTTATCCATAGGAATAAAATCAACGCCAATTTGTTTTAATGGATTATTAGGATCAAATTTAGGCTTTCTATATAAATATCCCTTAACCATTACATTTTGTACATTAGAAAATACAGGATCAATTAATTCTGTTGGAACCTGAACAACACCTAAAATACCTTCATCTGGATAGTCCTTGTGAATAATATGTTCCCAATATATTTCTCCTTCAATTAAAAACTGTCTAAAATAACTCCATCCCTTATGTTCAAAATCAAAATAACTGGTATACTTCAAAAATTCCTTTTGTAAGGCATCCATTTGGTAATTAGATAAAGAAATATTTTTATATTTTAGATTCATACAACTGTTCAAGTTCGAATCTATATTAATACATTCATCACATATCTCATCTAATGCATTTGCTACTTCTGAAAATGCACCCATTATTCTATAGTCTCTAATTCTTGCTGCTTTATCCTTTTGGATATTAGCATACATTATTTGGCTATAATGTTTATCCGAAGTTACTTGCCCTAAAGAAGAATTATTATAATCAAAATTTTGAGAAATTGAATGCCTAGATAGAACTTCTGCTCTTCTAGTTCCAGTATCCTCAAAATATTTGTATTTTGGATTTAATGTATCAGTAAGTTTTGTTACATCAATACCAGTATATGGCAATTTTGATGAAATATAATTCATCAATTCTCTACCAAATGTAGATGTTTTACCATCATTGAAATTATCAGCCATGTTTTTATTTATTCACTATACACTTGAAATATAGTACATTTGTGTATCAATTGAATTAGTATCTTTCCAACCTATAGGATTCGTAACAACAAAATTTATATTTGCATTTTCAGTAAATCTAGGTAGATTTATATGAATGGAATTTTTATTCATTATCTTGTAATTTTGTTCTGGTAAAATAAATCCACTTAATTTTGGGTAATACGTATAAGATAATGATGTTAAATTAGTATAAAGTGTATTAGAATCGCTACTGACTAATACATTTGTGGTATATTGAAAGTTTTGTCCTAAAAGTATAAATGTATTTCTATTTTCAATAACTACATTAGTACCAGATAATTCGAACGGACCATTATCTCTATAAATATAGAGATTTGTTATTAATGGTGCTCCAGAAATAGAAATAGTTTCTGAAACAGTCAATCCATTTTCAGCAGACAAATCAGTTGAATATGAATCATAATTCAAATTATATTTTTCTGTTAATCTAAAATGATTATTAACAAAATATATATTTTTATAATAATCATCTTCAGCAGCAGGAAATAACCAACCTTTAATAGTAAAAGTTGTATTTCCTGCAAATCTAGGTTTAGTAGAAGATTCTATATCAGTGGGATATTCTACTTGAATTGAACCATCCCATAATACTTCAGATCTTATTTCTTCTATATTATTAATTCTAAAAGATTCTGGAGTTTTCCAACATATAATTATATATGGATTAGAATAAGGAACAAAATTTGATATTATTTGCTCTAAATCAGATTGATAATTTGTTATTATACTTACAGAAACATTAATATTAACAGGAATTGGCATCGCTATATGAGTAGTGAGCTTACCATGCATTTCCCTTCTTACTGGTTCATAAAAACCATCAATCTTATTAAAGACTCTAGATTCGTCTCTTTGAATTCCAGTCATATTGACTGATATAACTGGCAATGTAATGTTTTGTGCCTTATTTACCAGATCATAAAAAACTCTTTCTTTTGGAGCATGTATATATCTAACCTTTATTCTTTCCTTTTCTTCTCTATCTTTATTATAGCGAGATATAACTACATCATCCATTGCCGCTATAAATTGGGTCAATAGATCACGAATTTCAAAATTAAAAGTTTTATTATACATAGCTACTAATATATTTAGTAATATTGGTAGCTAACCATGTTCTTAAACAAATCTCTTTAAAAAGTATTTTGGTAATTTATATGCTGATCTAATTACTGTATCAGAAATAGTCCCGTCTAATATATAGGTTACACATTTGTCCTGTTTCGATCTAACTCCTCTACCACAAGCTTGAATAAGATTGTTTAACATCTTATTTACATACCAATCCTTATCTTCTTTAAAAAGCCTTTTAATCCTTTCATCGTACAAAGGAAGGTAGGCAGCTTTGATTACAACTTGAAACCTAGCTAAATCCTCTTTTAAATCCACTCCGTATGCCATTGATGGACTTACTAATATTGTTGGTTCTTTAGATTCGAAATGTAACTTCAAAATCTTTTCGTTATCCATTCCATCAATACGAAACAAAAATCTAGGATCATCAATATTATCTTTTAAATATTGAGTAATTTCGTTGGTATGAGTGTGGATAATACCTTTTTCGTTTTTATGTGCTAAACAGATTTTTTCTACTGTTTCCTTAATTGAAGGTAACTTTTCTTTTAAGTTTTTATAATTTATTTTATTTCCTGTAGATGCAAATATTGGAGCATTTTTAGGATCAAATGTTGAATCTACTTCAATGTATTTGAATTTTTTAATTCCTAAAGTTTTTGCAAAATTTTCAGGATCAATAATAGTTGCTGACATTAATAAAATTTTATCAGCATGTGAAAATATATGTTTTGCTAAATTATCTACACGAAAAGGTTTTAATGTGATACCGTCTAAGTTATGTTCAATAACATATTCACATTCTTTCCATGTGTCCATTGTTCCTTGCATTTGACGAAGCAAATTATTGAATAATTTAAATCTTTGTATATTCGAATCGAATTCGGCTTTGCCTTTCTTTTTATTTAAAAGACGCTTCAATGCATCCACTTCATCTCCGATTTTTATGATTAAATTATCTAACCAAATTTTAAATTTACTGTAATTCTCAACAGGGATTTCTTTCGGAGAATATCCTAATCTTTTTAACAACTTATATGGTAAAGAACGACTAAATCTTTTTACTAATTCATCTTCAACCTCAGAAGCTTCATCGCATATAATATATTGCCTATTCCTGACATGTTCAGGCATAGAAAGAAACATGCTATAATTAAGCACCCCAAATTTATTGGTTAACATTTCTTTCCTTGCATTGTAATAAGAACATGTATTGTTTAATATACATTTTTCTTTCAATCCGGGTGTGAATAAACAAGGAGCAACATCTACATCATATTCAGGATCAACATTACACATGTAATTTGTTTTACCTTTTAAGGCTTTTGAATCTTCGAATAACTCGGTATACTGATCTTGTAAACTTTTAGTAATAGTCAAAGCAAATACACCAAAAGGTTTTTCATCTAAACATTCTTGTTCTTTTGTATAATTACCGTAAGTATCTAATCTGAATGCGCTTCCGTTCTCTACAAGATTTTTGAATTCTTGACTCGGTTCAGAAGAAATATTTGCTAATGTCTTGGATAAAAATGATTTTCCGCTACCAGTAGGAGCACAACAAATTACAAATTTATAACCATCATTAAAAGCTTCATCAATTTTATTGAGTAATTCCACTTGTTGTATAAGTGGATTAAATTGAGATGGAAAATAGTCTAGTAAAGCCATCCCAACAACATACTACAAAACGACAGAAAAATCAACAGCATTTTTTTCAAAAATTACAATTTTATTATTATAAAATCTAGAATTAGAATTTTGGTTCAAAGATATTAGCCTGTAATACAATTCAGAATCACCACCAGATATAGCACTCAAAGAATAATCCAAAACTAAATAATTATTAATTCTTTGTACAGAAAATGGATACGGAATTTCAAATTTTTTCTGTTCATTATTTCCAGTACGTAGATAAAATATAAGATAATAATCTTTTTGGTTAAACAGAAATAATTTACCCTCTTTTATTATTTTATTTTCTAAAACAAAAACTACATTTCTTTGTAGGAAATAATTAAAATCATATTCTTTAAGTAACATTAATTATATTTAAAATAAATATACAAATGTCAACTACCATGTATTCATCCAGCCGTATTTTTCTTGTGGTGACATCAAATAAAATGTTTTATTAAAGATTTCTCTCCAAAACATATTTCTCATTTCCCTAGTATTAATAGGATAAGCATAATTTAAATAACAATCATCCATATTAATAACTCTATAATCAATCATTAATAAATCCCATGTTGCTAATAAATTATAAGCCATAGGATCATAAGGGAGCCCAATACCTTTTGGATTAAAATGACCCAATTTTATTTTACCATTATATGATTCCAAGAATTCTATACTATTACAACAAAGCATCCTTCTCCTAGCATTAATAGGACGAGGATGCTTTGATTTATCTGGTGGTTGTACTCTTCTTATTATAGAAAGAATACAAACATTGTTCTGCAAAAGAGAGGCAAGAGCATTTCTAGATACTCTTGCCATGTTATATTCTGTGCCATATTTATATGGCTTAATTTCATCTCTTTTAGGTTGTTTAGGGTCTGCCACCTAAATATTTAGCTTTTTTTATGAGCTATACCAAACATTCTTTGTTCGTTTAAAAACATACCCTTCTTAACCGTTCCGTATCCTTCGATTTCCATATTAGAAACAGTTACTCCCTTATCATTAGGGAAAATTACGATATCATCCTTTTTACAATAAGCCACATTCGGTCCAGTTAAAACTACTTTAGCTTTTCTCCATGCTTTTGTATTAACATTAGTGGGAACATATAGTCCATTACGCATCACAGCAGATCCTTGTGCATCTTCCA